TGGTCATCACGATACCGTTTAACAATCTTGTCGGCTCTACCTTCCCATTCCTTGAATGTACGCTCGTACTGGGCAATGCAGTTATACCAATCTTGGTATGTGTGATCCATATAAATCCTTAAGAGAAGTTACCTACAGCCAATACGGTTGCACCAGCACCAGTAGTGATCTTCCAAGCACCGTTGACTGATACAGCATTGATTTCAATGGTATATACGCCAATTGGAGTGCTTGCGGCACAGATAGTGTAAGAAGTTGCACCGTCTAACAAGGCTACAGTTCCAGTTAAGGCTGTGCCTACAGTAACGATTAAACGCATTAAAGTGTCACCAGCCGCCCCTGTAACGCCTAATACTTGAGCAGTCTGTGATGCGGCTACGGTTTCGTAGAATGTGCCAAATGGTTGATTAACGCCTGACATGATTAAATCCTTTTAATGGTTGATTTTGGGGTTTGTTTCCATAATTCATCAAGACTTACATCCGTTTGCCCGACATGAAGTCCTTTAATACGGTTATCTTTGAGGATAGGGCTGTCCTCATCTTTCCATACAATGCTGAGATACCTAAACGAATCTGAAGAATGACTGGTGAAATCGTGTTTCGGGCGATCTCTAAAACATTTTTTATCATCATCCCACTCCCTTTGATATTGTCGTAAACATTCGATACCTTCTTCACATTTATTATCGAACCAAGTGCGAGTTAATGCAAGTCGTGTTGCCTGTATTCCATCCTGAATTGACAGGTTTGGAACAATTTTTAGATGTTTTATGTCAATTTTTGCAGATATTTGTTCGATTATGCTCTTACCACCGCTTGCTAATGTTTTTGCTCTAGCGTCATGGGGTAACCAATGAGTGCCATATTTATACCCGTATTCATCTTCTTTTTGGGCCAGCAATCCTGTGTAATACGGTATTGCTTGACCGTTAGATGAGTGATGATCTAGTACCCGTATCTCACCATATACCACCTGAAACCACCAAATAGCTGTGCTGTCATTAAATCCCAAATCCCAAGCAGTATGGCAGGGGAACATAGGGTCATAGTCAACGGTGGTTATGCGACCTAAATCAGTAAGCCTACGCATTTCCTGACCATAGTAAGCACCTAAAATAGCGGCTTCAAATGAACATAAGAACTCTTGCTCGTATTGGTTGGCTGACATGGTGGCTTGAGCATCTTCTAATTCAGCTAATGGTAATAGCCCTGATTGGTCTGCTCTTAGTGTTTTGACATACCAGTTAAAGTTTTTTTGAGCTTCGTTGTAGATGTCATAGAACGCATTATGACCCTTTGGCGTACCAATAAAGGTAGCCCAGCCCTGTCTATCAGTTAGTAATGGCCGCACAATCTCACCCCATAAACGGGGTTTCATATCTGCGTATTCGTCTAATACCACTCCATCAAGATATAGACCACGCAAAGCATCAGGATTGTCAGCACCAAATAATCGTATTTTTGATCCATTTACAAGTTCCACCCATAGTTCTGATTGATTAGCTTTGACAATGGCTGGCTCTGCAAACTTGAGCAAGTAATCCCATGCTATGTTCTTGGCTTGTGCGTAGTAAGGGGCAATGTAGGCATACCTGCCGTCAGGCTTCTTATCCATGATGGCCCTGCGGATTGTGTCCGCAATCGTGGCCACCGTTTTCCCTGCTCTACGGTGACAGACCAATACAGCCCAGCGTTGATCCCGTCTGTGAAAGTCTAAGAACGCATCCCGTGACTTATACGGGTATTCGTACTTCTTGACTAACTCTTTCAATCTAAGAACTTGTGTTCGTGAATGACTTTGACAGGTTGATCTTCGTCACCTGAATGTTCAGTACGGGCTAATTTAGGTAGGTGGTATTCCATGACGCTCTGCAACATACCAAAAGCCTTCTCAGGATTGGGCAAAACAATGAATTTATCGTCATCGTTTTTAACGCCAATAGCGACCTGTTCTAGCCACTCTTGCATCTTGTAGGCGTTACCCTCTACGAACTGTGCAATCGCTTCCCTAGCCATCGCTGTGGACTTGTTAGGGCTACCCTTGGGTCTACCTTTAGGATTATTAGTTTGTTGTTTAATACTCATACCTTTACCAAGTGGTTGATTAAGATAGGTTAATTGTAGCGTTACTTTTGCTTTTTGGCTAACTCTTTAGCTATTACTTCTTTTCTTTTTGGGGGTTGTGCTTTCTCAAGAGAAACTTTCCTCAAACTTTCTAGAATCATTTTGCTAATTCTGTCAGAAGCCTCTTTGAAAGATTCCTGTGACATCATTTACTCCCTTCATAAATATCCTGCGGAATACGCTTGTTTGCGTACTCTATTTCTAAAGCCTTATTAAGTTTACTTAACAACTCATTATCAGATGTTTGGGGAATCTTGTCAAGCGTTGTTAGTATCTGATTACCAGCACCACGACTGTTGTCTATTACATCAATAACAACATTAGGATTGTTTGCATACATCTCTTGCAGTTGGCCTGCTACTTCTCTTGATCCTGTATGGGTTCTTAGGTGTTCTTTCATTGGAACGGTGCGGCCTGAGCCAAATTCTTCTGCCATTCTGACGGCTCTAGGTAATGAGCCACCAGTTAATGCTTCTACTGGGTCACGGTAGGTATATACAATCTTGACATTGCGGCCAGCATTTAGGGCCTGATCTATCTTCTTAGTTGCGGAATCTAGCTTATTCATGTTTGTGTCGTAGATCATCTCGACATCTTTATCTAAGCCTAGATTTTTAATAGCTGAAGTTTTGCCTGCTCCTGTGCCGCCACCAGTAAATAGAACTGTAGGGCTTACGCCTTGCGGAGTTGGTTGGGCTAGTCTTTCAGCATACATTCTCTTGATTAAAGCACTTGCTGGTTCATGAACGCTTGCGGATAATGTGCGGTTTTTTAGGTATTCAGGGCTAAGTTCACGGGCCACATCAGTATTAAATACTCTGCCACCCTTTGCATCTTTTAGGGCGTTATATTCTAAAACCAGTTTGTCGTATTCGTTATCTAATCTGTTTTGCAGTCTTTGACCAATAGGGTCTAAAGTTGATGCGGTTTGCACGGGTTTAGTTGTTCTCAGGGTCTTGGCCATCATTGCGGCTGGGATAGCCATAGCACCAATACCAGCTATTTCACCTGTGTTTTGGCCCTGTGCATAAGCGTCATAATTAGGGTTTGTCAGTACGCCCTGACTTTGCATTGGGGGTAAACCAGTAGCGTTTTCAAGAAAACCAGTAGCGTAACCTGCTTGGCGTGGTTTATTTAAACCAACCTGCATTTGTGGATAACCTGTATAGGCTTGTTGCCCATCATTTAAACGCAATAAATCAGCAAGTGTAGGCATTTACTTGACCTCTTTGTCCAAATCTTTAAGTTTATTGGCGATTAGCTTTCTACGGTCTAGACGCTGTTGCTGATTCTTTTCTAGCGTAGTCTGCTTATGCTCACGCAATAAAGCGTTACCCTTTGGGTATTTATGGTTCATGTGTTCCATTACATATCCTTCATTTTGTGGCGAATCATGTCTTTTCTGCTTTGTGGTTTGGCAGTCTTAGCTGATTCTTTAAAATCTTGGGCAGTTGGGGCGTTTTTGCTATCAACCTTGTTCATGTGTTCGCCTGATCCAGCCGCTATCCTAGCTTGCTTTTTATGAATATTGGCATAAAGTCCGTTTTTCATTAACATTTCCACCTTGCTCTTGCCGCTTTACCTCGTTCACCATTCCACCCTGCTGACCTAGCACAGAAGCTGTCGTGCCGTGATCCGCTAGATTGTGGGGCTTGTAAATGACTACCGTTCTTGGCGTTGTATTCCGCCCTGCCTTTAGCTGTCATCCCTGCACCTTGATCGGCTGGCAGGTAGTTCTTACCCTTACCAACCGTGGTTTTAGGAATAGGCTTATCGTGCTTTTCTACTGCGGCACGGATGTCATCCTTACGGCTCATTTATCTCGTTCACCTAAGAAACGGCCATAGGCTTCTTCTAGCTTGGCTTTGCGTTCACCTTTGGCGTTATCACGCTCAACATTAAGGGCAATCGCTAGGGCCTGTTTCTTGCCCTTGCCAGCTTTCATTTCGGCCTTGATGTTCTTACCAACTGATGCTTCTGTACCTGATTTGTCTAATGGCATGATTAAGCCTTAAATTTAAGTAAGTAAATGGTTGTGTCAATTTCTTGGGCAATATTGTCAATAAGCTGGACAATCTCAGAATCCATAGGTAGGTCTGACCGTGCTTCTTTTACAAAACGCTGTAGTGATTGCATATATGCTAGCGGTTCTTTTGGCATATGGTATGTGGCAGGAAAATCGGTAATCTGCCCATAGATGCCGAAGTAGGTTTCCGCTAACTGGTCTGTAGCTTCAATGATGCTCTCGTAAAAATGACCTAATGCCTTGTGTTTTGCATAGGATTTTGTGGCCCAATGAAAAAAATGGGCATTTGTACCCGAATGTAGCAAGGTTGCAAGAAACAACGCCATCGACTTTTCCATACAAATCCTTATGTTATGGGTGTATTTTCCTCGATTTTATCAATTATTTCAATCATTACAAGCACTCCGCCACCTTTTTTTATTTCACCCCGTTCAATGTGCAATATGTCAATCTGCTCATCGTCATCAAATACGCCAGCATCGCCCAAAGCATCCCACAATGCTTTGATGCGGTTGTCAATGTCTTGCCGTCTGCGGTCACGGGGATATATCACTACCTTCATTTCAAGCCTAGCTTTACCTAGCTTTGGAACACGGTATTCGGCTACATAATCGCTAATGTCAGCCTTGTATTTGCGACCAGCGGCACTTATATTCATCCTGTTGCGAAATATGGTGCGGTAGCTGTTTACGCTGGGTGGCAATGGCAGGTTAAGGACAATCATTTAATAAAGTTTCGGTCTGAACCAATAATTGTTCCTCGGTGATCCCGTACTCTCTTTCAAAGCGTTTGCGGCCCATTCCGTGAATACTGGTATTTGATCCTCGATGGTGGTACGGACAAAGGGGGATAACAGGGGCATTACTTCGTTTAGAAGTTCGTCTAATGTGATGCAATTCTGCTGGCGTTCCCTCAAAACCTTGATGCCTACATAATGAGCATCCCAGTTCAGCCGTTTTGCGATACTTTTCTTTCTCACTTTTAGTGGCCATTGGCGTGGTCGCAAGACAGTTGTTCTAGCTTTTCCGCACTTTCAGCAATGTCTACGCTAAGTTGTAGCAAGATAACAGGATCACCCTTAGATAACGCTTCATCGTACATACGGATTAAAGTTTTAAGAATTAAAAATTCTTCTGTAAGGGTCATCATCGGGTCATTTTCTCCAAGTTGCGGTTACTTGCTTGTTCGGTACGCCACGCATCAAAACGCATGGTAGCACTTGTAATCTGCCATTTTAATAATTCAGCCTGTTCAGTAGCCGCTCCTATTGCAATGCACAAATCTTGATATTCTTGGCTGGCATATGCTTCACGCTCTTGTGCTCCAAGACTTTGTTCGCTTGATTGCTTCATCTTGATACTACGCAATGAATGGCGATAGGCTTCTAGCTGGGCTAATTGACCTTTGGCCTTAGCGTACTCAGGTGCGTGTTTGTATATAAAATTAATTGCATCGTGAGGATCAAATTCGGTCATTTTCTAAGTATTTCCTTTATGCGTTTTTTTACCGCTTCTTCGGTATCTTTATTGCGTTCAATCAATTCTTTAACCAAATCCCAGTTGCGGTAACGATTGGCTATGGCTATATAAGATTGGGCCAAATAATTAATTCTGTCTTTATAGTTGTTCATCTAACTGCTTAATCCGTTGACTGATCCGTGCTCTCCATTGTTGCCAACCTTCGCCAGCATACGCAGGGCATCCGACCTCTTGGGCTTTAGCTTTGGTAAGTTCTTCGCTGGAGTACCACGGCAGTTCGGGCTTTTTAGACTGTACAGGTTCTATATCTAAATCATCTGTCCAGCGTTCAGCGTTCAAAAACGAAGCAGGGTATGGGATGAAATCTTTAGCCGTTTCCTTAATCTTCCAATATTTAAGGTAATTTGGCATGGCTTGTAGGCACTCTGCTTGCTGAACAGGGGTTAGCCTATTCCATGCCCGTTCAGCGTCTTTACGGGCCATTTTACGGGGATACAGGCTATAAAACTCGTTGAAGTTCATTGACCTGCTCCAGTAAAGCTGTAATTTCGTGGGCTTGCATCCGTAACATGGTTACTATTTCTGCAAGGTTGATGTTAGCCAATGTGGTGCTAGTTCCGTATTGACTGAGTGCGTCAGCCATTTCAAATGCGGTCATTTTTTTATCCAATATAAAAGTATTAAAGCAAGGGCCATGACCATGCCAAAGACAATAAATACGCCAATGGCAAACACGGTCATGATGGTAGCGATCATCCGTTGATCTTGCCGTTTTGATAAATTTTGATATTGAGTTCATTGCACTTGGCAATAATCATATCTTCAAATTGTTCTACTTTAGGGTTGTCAATGCTAAGTTCTAGCGTATCTGAGCAAAGGATTAGCTTATCCATAGTGTCAGCATACTCTTGCAATAATTCGAGGGTAATTAGGTTTTCCATTTTCTATCTCACTTTTTTAAAAGTTGCCCCCGAAGGGGCGGTTAATTAACTATCAATTTCAAAATCTGATACAACAAATTCTTCTTCTTTAAAAATCTTGTCAGCTACAGCTTGTGCTTCTGATTGAGTTGCGTAAGTTTTTTTACTAAAAGATACACAACCATTTTCTGTTTGAACGCCTACTTTATAAGAATTACCAAATTTTTCAGCGGTACACATAAATTCGTATTTCATCATATTCCCCTTATTTAGCAGTAACTTTTAAAGTAATAACAGCGGTAGTTTTTGTGTACTTTGCGATTAATTCAGCAGGTACATTAGCTTCTGCATATACCGCTTTGTTATCTACTGTGGCCCGTTGGCTTAATGTTACGCAAGCCTTAAATAAGTTACCTTCAACTTTGCCTTCTTGTTGCTTTAAAGCGTTTTTGATTACATCTGCTTTAGCTTCAAGTTCAGCAATTTGGGCCATAAGTAAACCCAGTTCATCAACTTGGGTCAATTCGATGTCTAGTGCTTTCATTTCGGTTTCCTTTTCTATCTCACTCGTTATTGAGTACTTTCAGTTTATTAAGGTAGCTTAACAATTGCAAGCATTATTTTATGTATTAGGGTTTTCCTTAGAAATATATTTATTTTTGTTGTTTTTTTGTCAGGATTGCAAGATTCAGGGCAAAGCTATCCCTACTATGAGGAATAGCTTGTCAGTCTTGCTGAGTTCTTGGTTCAAATATTGCTTCGATGTCTTTGTCGTGCCTAGGTCTGTCTTTATCACATCATCGGTCTATCCGTACAGTACGGTTCTCTTAGGTAGCCAAGCAATAACGGCTAAATGAGGGTGCATGAGCACCTAGTAGTTTCTAGGGGTATTTACAGCCTTTACCGTTGCAACACGCTTGAGAACGGGCTAGGCAGAATAGAAAAACCCTTTGGGGTTGTTCTAAGGTGAAGTTGCTTAATAAATGGCTCTAAATCATTTACTAAACACTCAGAACAACCCGAAAGGGTCTTGTGCTTAGAGCTAACTACTAAACAGACTTCACTCTGCCAGCAAAGTATAACTCAAGTTATTCTAGTTCGGGCCAAATTAATTTATGTGTATTTGGGAACAAGGTCTTGCGTGTAATCAATCCGTGCGATTCTTTTTCTAGCGTTGCCGCCAAGATCACCAGCTTATCCATAGGTATTTCACCGTTCTGCCACATAGACACAGCAGGTACAGAAACACCTACCAGCTTGGCTATACGGGTAGGGCCACCTAGAAGTTTGATGATTGCGGTTGGATTCATATTTCAGCTATCTTAACAAATAAACAACAAATTTACAAATAAAGTGTTGCAATCGTTTTTAAGCTGGCTTAAGATGTTGGTACGGTATGTGCCGTGTTAAATAAGGAATACTCAAATGAGTGAAATAGAATCCCAAACCAACGATTATCTTCAGTTCAACAAGAAGATAGAAGATGCCCTAGAAGATGCAGAGAACGGGCTAAAACTTACCATGACCCAAATTGATGACCTTAGATACGCTTGCGGATTACCTGCAAAACAGCGTAAGTCTGAAGCTGGTCAGTATTTGTGGGACATGATGATCGACATGAATAAAGTTATGGCCGAAAGCCTGAAAGGTAAACAATGATAATTAGCGACAACTCCAAAGAATTTAAAATTGCCCCTGCTGGATTACACATGGCACGGCTTTACTCAATCATCGACTTGGGCCACCAATCCGTAGAATGGGCTGGCGAATCCAAGATCATGCACAAGGTTGTATTTACTTGGGAACTGCACGGTGATGATGATGCAGGTCTACCGTTAAAAACAGACGATGGTAAGCCTTTAATCGTGTCCAAACGCTATACAGTCAGTTTAGGCGATCAGGCCCGTCTGCGTCAGGATTTAGAAGCGTGGAGCAATAAAAAGATGACTGCGGAAGATCGTAAGAACTTTGATCTAAAGAACTTGTTAGGTAAGTTTTGCATGGTTAATATCACGCATAGCGAAGATGGCAAATACGCTAACATCAGCGGCATCAGCCCTGTACCATCAGCGTTGCGTAACGCCCAGCCTGAAGGTATTAATGCACCGTTACACTTTTGGTTGGCTGAATTTGACCAAGCTAAGTACGATGCCTTGCCAAAGTACTACAAGGAGAAGATTACCGAATCATCAGAGTGGCGTGGCCAAAAACAGCGTGAAGCTAATGAGCCAAAGCCTGAAGATACTAACCTTGACGATATTCCATTCTAAGGGGGCAACATGAAAGCGTTTCCTACAACATACAGAAACTATGATGAAAGCATTAGCCACGATTGTACGGGCATGGATTTGCGTGATTATTTTGCGGCTAAAGCTATGCCAATGGCTTTTAAATTTACTAAAGATTCAATAGAAAACGATGGGGGAATTTTTGAAATTGGTGACCCTGAAAGAGATGGGGATATGTCATCAGGAATAAATGTTGTGGCTGAATATTGCTACATTTTTGCAGATGCAATGTTAGAAGCGAGAAAATATGATAGTTAAAGAAAAGGTGGCAGAAAGTGGACATTGGTATACGAAAGACGGCACTCCAGCCTATACAACCATCGGCAAGACTGGGGAACGGGCAACAACGCTCCGTGACGCACGGAAACTCGGACTTTTGCCAAGTGTTACAACAATTAACGGAATGTTATCGAAAGCAGGGCTTAATTCATGGTTGCAACAGCAAGTCCTCTTAGCGGCATTAACGCTACCTAGACTGCCTGACGAACCTGAAGCTGATTGGTTGTCCCGTGTCATGCAGGACAGCAAGTCTACAGGCAGGGAAGCGGCAGAACGGGGTACAGCTATTCACGCCATTATTCA